GTAGAAAAATCAGCAAAATGTCGAGTACCACGGAGGTCTTAGCGATCTCGAGCTTGGGAGAATTAATTGAGTATATGAAAAGAACAGAAGTAGATCGTATCATCACTAATTCAGTTGGATCTAGACGTTTAATGGAATTGTCACGACCATACATTGAAGGAGGCAAAATACAATATGTCGATAGAAATAATGTGATTGGTGTTTGTATTGATTCGAATCCGCGAGGTGACGTTTTGATTCAAGCCGTGATTAATCATTTAATTACTGGTGTTGCAACTTTTCCAGGTAGAGTGGACGTTTCAACAAGAAATTTGACTTTATATAATGTGATAGCTGAGAAAGGGTATAACATTGAAACCGATAATATAAATTATCTATTGACATTGGCTTGTATCGGTGTTGAAAATTTGAATTCAGAACAACGACTTAGGTTAGTAATATTGTTGAAAATGATAGCAATAAAAGATAATAATTTATTATGGTATAAAAGTATGATAAGAGCAAATTCCTGGATGAGAACTTTTGATGTAGACTTTGATTTAACTCAAAACAGCATCGAACGAGTCAATCTCAATATAGCTATAATTCAGAAGGGTGTCAATCATACTCTATCTAAGCCATATTTAGATGCCAGTCTTGAACACGCATATCTTAGTTCTAGATACAATGATCTGATGATGTATGACCATTTGGATAAGCCAAGTTTGAACAGAATAAGTGATAGACGTAGTTACACAACTAACTACATTAATGCCTTAAGACTATATGGCATAAATCCACCATTTATAAATGCCGTTTAAGACAGAAAAATTGCAAATTTAAATCCTAGCTTTAGATTGTTAATGCCGGTTGAATCCGTGCGGCATTTGTCAGTATTCGGGCCTTTCCCTTCGGGGATCTACCACATTGGCTCGGTATTGGCGCGTTGGCGACTGATATAACCGAC